AAAGAGTCTCTATTACCCTCACCAAACTTAACATCATCAGGAATCTTACCAGAATCATCGACTATATCTTTAAGACCTTCAGCCCCTGATATAAGCTTCATGATGTTATCATCTACTTTAGCTTCACTAGGTCTTGCTTTCTGTAAAGCTACCTGTTTCTTTGCTGCGTCTGTAGCTGCTTTTACTTCTGCAGCCTCAACCTTAGCAGCAGCAGCATCTGAAGCAGCCTTCTCAAGCCTTTGTTGCTCTAAATCAAACTGACGTTGTGATTCTGCAAGAGATTTCTCAGATTCCCTACCAGCCGCAAGCCTACGTGCTTGTAAAGATTCTTTTTCTGCCTGAGTAGAAAAAGTACCCAAAGCCTTTTCAACCTCTGTAGTATCAGCACCAATACTTGTCATCTGAGAGAGAAGCTTACTGTATGCGTCTATGTAGCTTACTTTACCACCCTTCAAGGACGTAGCAAAGTCTGCTTGGAAACCAGCAATCTTAGCGTTTTGAATCTTCTCAAGTCTTGCCGGGGATGCTTGTCCAACCTCACCACCTGTAAGGTCAAAGAGACCTTGGCTTATAGATTCACTTAGTTGTCTACCTGCACTAGCTTGTAGTTCAACTGTTTCTTTCATCATATCATCAAAAAGTGACATCCTTATCTTCCTCCGAGATTAAAACCAGTGCTTGGTAGGAGACCGCTTTTAACTGGTGCTATGTTAGGTTTTTTAGGACTAAAATAATCAACTATCCCTGATATTGTTTCTCCAAAGTCCAGCTCGCTAACAGCTTTAGCTTGTCCTACTGAACGTGCTGCGGTTGCTCCTAGTAGTGGTTCTTGTCCTGCCAATGCTGCGTTGGATTGTGCTATACCAAGGTTAGCACCAGTTCCAAACATCCCTTCTGTTTGATTAGCTAGGTTAAGAAGACCAGTGATGGCTGATTCTTGTCCCGACATTAGGTTTTTCTGAGCTTGTTGAGCTTGTTCAAAAGCAACCGCCTGTCTTGCTAAGTCTTGTTGTGACTGAGCGCCAAGTAATGCTTCTGACCTCATACCACCCGTGGTTGAACCTAGTAGACCCTGCTGTAAGAGTCTACTCTCTAAGGCAAGCCTGTCTTGTTCTTGTGCTGGAGCAAACAATGCTTGTTGTTCTTCATATAGTTGAGACTGTAATTCTTGTGGGTCAAACTCTTGTAGTTGTTCACCGTAGCCCTGTGCTTGTGCAATAAGAGCATCGAACTGGGCTTCTATAGCAGGAGACAGATAAGCCTCAGCTGAACCATCTTCAAAAGTAACCCCTCCAAGTAGACCAGCTACATCGTAAGGTTCAAAAGCTGTAGCATCGGCATAACCCTGTGCTGCTTCTACTCCTTTCTTAGCGGCTCTGTCAGCAAAATAAGAGCTGACTAAACCACCGATTATATTCCAAGGTATCATATATCTATCTCCTGTTATGCTGTACGTTTCCACATGTAAACGACTACATATGGTTGTAAGTTATTATGTGCTGTACCACTTCCTGTTGAACTTGTAGTCTCGTTACTCGCACTCCCATTAATATCAGTTCTTGTTCTATCGGCATCTGAACCTCCGTAAAGCCTCTCAGCTATAGTAGTATGTGACACCGTATGTGTATGTGAAGGAAGTTCAGCTTCTGTTAAGGGGTGTGTCTCAGCACCACCAGTTGCACCTGCTGTATCAAATGTTCCAGAAGATGCTTTACCTACTAGAACCTTACCTTCACCAAACGCAGACCACGTACCACCAAACAACGATGATGGGTTTGTAGAAGACACGGATGTATATATAGAATCCACAGGATAGATACTTAACAGATGGTTTGTTAATTCTGTCTGTACATACTGAGTTGTTGCTATCTGTGTTGTATTAGTATCTACATCAGCTGTAGGAGCTGTTGGAATACCTGTTAAGGCTGGACTTGAGGTGTCTGCCTTAGTGTTGATTGCTGTCTGAGCAGCTGTAAACTCATCGTTGAAGTCAGTACCAGAAATAACCTTATTTGGGTTACTATCTGCTAGAGCGTTCTTACCTGACCAGTCTACCTGTATAGTATAGTTTGACATTATCTTATCTTCCCTGTTTTTGCTGAAATAGTTATGTTCTGAATAGCTGCTTTTTCACCCGCAACTGTGCTAGTAACCTCTAATTGCATAGTCTTAGCAGACCTGCTTAAAGGTACTTTATATTCTACTGGTCTGTATGTTGGTACAAACTTAGAAGCACCGTACAAAGACGTAGAAGCTCCCCAAAGAGCTGGAGTGCCTACTGTGGATGGTCTAAGGTTTATGTTGGTGGAGACACCTGTTTGTTCATAGTCCCTGAACCAAGTCATAGACATAACAGAGTTTTTACCACCTGTTATTACCGCAGTAAGTTTTTTAAGTAACTTAGAAATTCCGGGTATTCCGAAATCCATCCAAGTAGTTTTAAAACGAGACTCATAGTTGGTATCATAGTTCAACCAGCAAGTGCTTGTTGTTGATTCCCATACACCACCTGCTGTTTCACAAGCTGATTGTGTTCCGTATGTCACAGTCTCTTCTGTATATGACTTATCTAAGTAATCTGTATATTCAGACACAGCACCAACAGCTTCTTCATATAAGAGGTCTGAACTTCCATGACCTACCCACATATCACCACCAAGTGTATATAGATATGACGTTGGTTTCTTACCTTTAGAAGTAACCCATTTAGTTACCACCGGTGTTCCGTCTTGATTAGTAGCTCTAAAGTCTAAAACAAACGTAAGGTCTTTATGTCCCAACGTTAAGGCATAGAAACCGTACTCAGAATTATACACTGATTTTACTTGGTCTGCAGCACCATCTGTTCTTGGTATGTTTCTGTTAACATCTTCCTTGACATTCTTTGTAAGGTCTGTTAAGGGTAGGGTATCTTTCTCTGTAGTACGTGCTAATGAACGCACACCTGTTTCAGACAAGAATATAATATCCTCGCCAAAGGACTGTACAGAGTCACGAGCGATACAACCTACACCTTTAATAAGGTCTTGTAGTTGGAACGTAGAAGTAGCGCCTGTACCAGCGTCCCAAGGATTAGCATAAATAGCTATGTTTCTCTTACCAAAGATAACAAGACGGTTAACAAAAGAAGCCAACGCTACAACTTCATCAGTACCCCAAACAGTCTGTAGGTCTATCTGACCAGCTGTTCCTGTGTTCCACTTATGACCTTGTAGGTTGTCAGAACGTAACACTAGGTTCTTATTCTCACCTATACCACCAACCCATACACTGCCAAAGTCAGCCATAATACATTGAGGATTAAAGGTGGTTACACTAGAAGGCGCACCGTATGAAGCGTGTTCCTTAATAGCTAACATGTTACCAGTAGTTTGTTCTACCTGTATTGGTAGGTGTCCTCTTTGTACGCCATATAAATGGTTGTTAAAACTAGCCCATTGCCAGTTACCGTCTGTAACAGTTGGGGCTGTTCCTGTGAAAGATTGAGCCGTAAGCGTGTGTGGTTTCTTAGAGGTGTCTAACTCATAAACGCTTGTACCTATACCACAATAATAAGAAATAGTTCCGTCTTTGTCTAACCTTTCACCGATAGACTTAACAATTTTAGTATTGTTTACAGAAGAAGTTGCGTCTGTAAGACCTACAGAAACTTGTTGTATGCCTTGTCTAGAAGTCAACCTACCTTCTGTATCAAGCATTACGTTGTCTGCTTGTGTCAGCCAGTTATATTCAATAGCAGTAGAATTAGACTGCGTGTTAAGACCAGATACTCCGAGGGCATCTAATACCAAAGGTTGTAATGGTTTTGAATTAGGCAACTTGCCACTCCAGTTCGTTAGACACACGTGCTACGTCTTGGGCTACTAAATCAGCCACAGCATTAGCATAATTATTGTTTACAATATCCAGTTGTGTACCACCGTCCTCTCCACGTTCTGAGATTGCTTTAGCAACCGCACCAAGGACAACGACATTTGCGTTTACCGTTATGGTTGTAGCTGCTGAACTCAGGTCATCCTGTGGGTCTACAAGATACAGGTCAATACTTTCAACACTGTTAGGAGTTGGGTGTAGTTGAATCTTAGTAGCTGTGGTTGAATAGTAAGATGGTAGACCTTTCTCATCTGTAGGTAACTTACGTCTCTTAATCCAAGACGCGTCTACACTCTGTAACATACCACCGTCTGATTGCCTATATGTATTAATAAGGCGGTGTCTATCTGAAGCACCTGTGATTGTGTACTCTGATGTACCGTCTACGGTAGCTAATGTGGTTACACTACGGAGAGCTGTCCAGTTCCAAGCATCTTCTACTTCACGTTTAGCTTCGTTTACAAACTCACCTATTAACTTTTGGTAGTCTGTAGCCTCACCAGCCTCGTTAAGACCTCCAGCCCAGTCTGCACCAATTGTGTCTTCTCTGAGCCTACGTAAGACAGAATCTATTGCTTCTCTAAATGTCATATGTTACTTCCCCTTAGCTAGTTGTGCACCGAAGTAGAACTCTACAATCATAGTAGCCCAAGCGAACACTTCGTTAAATTTAATCAAACCTCGTACTGTTACGTACTCAATCTGGTCTGGTGTAATAGTAAAACCCAGTAGGCTAAAGCCTTCTCTTACTGTAGGTATTACAGTTTCTACGTTGAAT